GCGCCCTCGCCCGTACCGATTGCCGATGTCCTGAACTTGCCGAAGGGCGCGCCAGGCTCGGGGGCAAAGGTGTGCGGTGTGCCGTGGTAGGCGGGGATGAACAGCTTGTCATCGAAGGGCGAGTAATTGTTTTTGATATTGAACCAATCAAATGCGATCCCGCTCTTGCCGGTTGGAACTAGGCCAGCTAATGCATCCACATCGTAGGAGCGGTAGGCGTGTTGGAGTTTCTTATCCTCTAAGAGTTGGCGTAGCTTGGCATTTCGAATTTGTGGTGCAGACTCAGGCTGGCCGAATACTGCGGTGACGAGTTCATTCTCGTATTTGCCTTGGGGATTAATTCTACCCTCTTCATCGTCCAATGCTTCCCTGGCAACCTTGCGAGCTTGTTCGATTAACTTGTTTGGGTCTTTGGTAAATCCTTCCTTTGCTAATACCTCAACATTATTACGAAGGTATGCTTCATCGATTGCATCCATTTTGAGTGATGCGGCAGATCGTGAGGTCTTGGATAATCCAGTAACCTTAAACCTTACAGGAGACACGACCCTAGCCTTTAACTCGTTGTCTGAATACTTGCTTGGTTTACCTGAACGATAAAGGAAGTTTAACTGCAAGCGATTGCGGATCGACTCAGTAATATCGTTGATGAGCATATTGATCGTACCCCGTGGATCTTTACGGGTAAATACGCCTTTTACTTCGTCCGATAATTGCTTTCCTACGATTGCCTGTGGCCTTCCGCTTCTAGGGTTTCGCTCGGATGACATACCGCCTTCAGGGGCTTCGTCTACCCGATTAAGAATATTGGTAAGCTCGTTCTTTACCTTCTTATTATCAATACGAAATGCACCAGCTTCTTTCAGGGAGATACCTTGCTTGCCGTACAATCGCTCGACTGCCTGATCCGCCGATTCGCCTTTGCGCACCTTCATCGCCACGCCTTTTTCAGCAAGGTCAACCTTGTCCGCAATCGAAGCATCTCTTTGCTTGGTATAGTTTTTATACAGGTTACGAATTGTCTTGTTTCTCTTAAGTAGTGGGGAGATAGAAACATCCAACGGGTTGCCGGTATTGCCATCCACAGCACCAAATAGGGTCAGCACTTTGCGAGATCCCTCGAGTAGTTTTTGACGGAGGGATGGTTCGATGGTGTTAAAGTAGTTTGGATTATCTACCATCATCATAGCGAACTGCTCGGCTCCAATCTCCTGGGCGAGTATATTGGCATTCTGCCCTACCCCGATTGATTTATCACCTTCCTGAATATTATCGTATGCGCTGGCAATCTTCTGTGCCTTTTCATTGAGCATAATGGAATCGATTGGTGCGCCTGCTGAGTCTTTAGTGAATGCAAACTCAAATGCTTTCTCACCTGGCTTTGCCTCGTACTGTTGTAAAATCTTTCGGGCGAATAATGGATCGTCTTTAATTGCTTGAGTGATAAATCCGTGGCCGAGTTCATGGGTGAGAATATCAAATGCTTCTTTTGAGCTTTTGCTGGCTCGGCCATTCTCGTTCACATAGATGGTATTATCCGTTTGATTATAGTAAGCGTTGGGTGCTTGGCGGATGTTTAGATCGTCCTCCCTGAGAGTCTCAAGCATTAGATTCTTATCTACAAACATGAGCTTGGGTGCTTTTATGCCTGCCTCTTCTACTGTGGCAAAGGCGAGGCGAGCATCGGGGTCCATCTTACGAAATTGCTTTAATTGATCCTGTCCAAGTTTTGCTTCTAAGAAGTTTACCGATGATTGATTACGGGCGGCTTGTGATTTGCCTGCTTTCATGCCAGGTTGGCCAACAGGTAATGCTCCACCCATTGCAAAGCCTGCGCCCATAGCCTGACCCAGTTCTTCGATGCTATCGGTGGATGCGTATGCCAAGGCTCCGTTTAATGTGGATACAGAGATGCCATTTACAAGAGAATTAAATGCCATATCGCCCATCCTTGTGCCTCCGAGTTTGTGGGCATAGAGGGCGTATTTTCTTGTGGTCGGAGAATCTGCCTGCATGGCTAGGCGTTGCAGAAATCTTTTCTGCCCAGCCTCAGAACCGAGTGCGGTTAATACCCGCTCCATTCCCCTACCCGATTTGTTGGCTATATATCCAGCCACTTCTGCGGAGGTGAGTAAGCCGAGGCCTGGTAATGCTCCTGTAAATGCACCTGTTACCTGTGCGCCTAATATTCCTGAACCTGCTACTTTTGGGTCGATTGCTTTACCTGCCAAACTGGTTACGAAATTACGAGGGAAGGCGGCGGCTTTAGCTGTTACTTCTCCAGCCTTGCCGGTAGCACCAGCGATCTTCGATCCCACTTGTGCTGTTTTCTCGATTGCTTTGCGTGTGCCTTTTGCAACGAGTTCTGTGGGTTTGGATGCAATCGCCCCACCCTTCTCTATCGCATTGGCGAGTTTGCCAAGTCTTGCAGATTTTAAACCAATCGATCCTAATTTTGCGACTTGCCCAGCAACAGGTACAAGCATGGTGGGATCGACAAAGTTTGCACCAAAACTGACAAAGTCCCGACCTTCTTCATCGAAGGTTTCGAGCATGGCTGTGCGTACATTTTGATTATAAAGAAAGTTATCCTTATACCTCTCGTACTCTCTTTTCATCTCCTCCTCATCAGAGTAGAAGTTATCCATTGCCGCTCCACCGAGGGTTTCAGCAAATCTACCAAAGTCCTCTATGCCTACCTGAAATACACCCTTTAATTCCTTTGCTCCTACTCCACCGCTAAATAGTTGCTTGATCGCACGGCCTCCTTCCTGGGCAAGTGTACCTGCGCCAGTTAGAAATGAATCAGTAAAGGCTGAAGTCTTTTCTCCGATTGATCTACTGTCCTCCTGTTTTCTGCGAGTTACATATTCATCGAATGATTCAGGAGTGGATGCCAGTTCCTCGTCTAGTCTGCGAAGCTCCGCTTCCGCTTGAGCTTGCGTCAACGGGATACCATCATCCTCGGCAAGTCCGAGTTCCTGGTTTAATTGTCTTAACTCGGCGAGTGCTTGTTCTTGGGTAAGCATTACAGTCCTGCCCTTTTACTGCGTAATTGTTTTTTTCTTTCTATCTCATCAAGTATTGATTGAGAAGCTGGAGCGGAATCACCAAATGCAGATTGTTCGATTGATGTTATTGATGGCAGACTAGAATTATATCCTTTTAAAGTTCCATTTTTTTCAAAATAAGACTTCATATTGAGTTTTTCTTGTGCGGCATCCTGAATAGATTTAATTAACCGCTCTACTCGTTTTTTATTTTCAGCTTCGTCTAGTTTAGGATTATAGGCTCGGCTAATTAAACGCTCGCCCTCTTTTTCTGTAAACTGTGCGCCAAGAACCAAACGAAGGTTTCGCTGTACAACTTCTTCAACAGCTTCTCTAACCTCAGCCGCTTCAGGGTTTACTCGATCTCCAACAAAATTCGGCAACAAACTTACAATAGGCCCTGTAAGTGTGTCACTTTTACTAAGAGCTTCAGAGGCTTCAGTAAGTTGTTCAAGTCCTTTATTGATATCAGGTAAATTAAACTCAACTAATTGCTCACCAAATTTCCTATCCCTAGATTTCTCTCCATCGGTAAGTGGGATTGGCGCAACAGGCGGGTTTTTTAGATCATTCAATTTAAGCCGATTTGTTTCATTAGCTATAAGTTTTGCTTCATAATCAGCTAATTCTTGAGGAGTCATCGCCTTCGGTTGTTTGGCCCTCCTCTTCTCTATAAACGCTAAAGCTCTTTTGATTTGTTGCGGATCATCTTTGAACTGATTAAGAAAGTCTCGGTCGTTTAAATTCATAACCGGTACTTGGTTTCTAGGATTTTCTAGCTGTGACTGCATGAATCGATTACGGGCATCGGCATTACCAAGTGCTGACAGTCCAGGTCGAGCGATGTCCGCCTGACGCTGTGCCTGTGGGCTGGTAATTAGAGACGGCAAAGTTTGTAAGAATTGATTCTCGGCCATGTGTTCCTCCTCTTTCAACTGGTCAGCACTTTCCTGCCTCTCCATATTCTGCCTAATCTGTTGCATCTGCAAATCGCGAAGCTCCCCCGCTTGGTTGAACTTCTCCATCTCCAAGCTGTAATTCCGATCAGCGTTCATTTTATTGATGAACTGATTGGCTAGGTCTTTGTCATTCTTGGCGGCATCAGCAACCTCCTCGGGCATACCTAATTTTAAGTATGCTTGCTTGAGTTGTTCCTTCTCCTGCTTATCCTTTTTTTTCTGATAAAACTTATTTATCACTCCTCCGACTGCATCCCCAAACGCTTGGTTCGCCCGTGCCTGTGCCTCCCCCGCTCTAGCTATTGGTGAGAAATCGACTCGCATGAGTCCCGCATTTACTGTGTCTCCTATTGCCATGATATTAAAATAATTTGTATCCGTCTGACATCATAGTGTTTCCACCACCGCCTCGATATGTGCTTATCCCCTCTCCAAAATTTTGGTTTTGATTAATTCCCGATTGTCCCAGCTAATCGCCAAAGATTCCTCCAATTGCTGAACCTAGTCCACTCAATAATCCACCAGCCGCTCCACCTGCCGCTTGTTCTTTAGCAGCATATGTGTTTGCCAAGTAGTTCGCCCGATTGGCATATTCTTGCATACCGATATTTACTCCGGCATCGGGATTGATTCGGGTGACTGATTCCTGTGGTAATCCAAATAGGGAGGCTCTTTGTGCGTATCCTTGTTGGACAAAGTTTTGCCCACCACCTGTGAGTCGGAGTGGATCGTATGAGGTTGCTTGGTTTAGCCCGGAAGCATATCCGCCAAGCGATTGTGCCTGGTTTCTGCTGTCCCGAAGTACATCTCTTAAATAATCCTCACGGCTCATCGCTTCAGCGGCAATGCCCACATTGTCCATATCCCGACCACGAGCGACTAATCCCTCACGGGCAGACTGTGTTGCTCTACGCCTCATCTCAGGCGATAGGTCGGTCATCTGACTCTCGCGGTACGCATCGGCGGCCATCTTGTTGGCTTGCTCGACCCGTGCTTGCATGAGTGGGTCGGATGAGCGGACCGCTTGGGTCATATCCGCACCGAATCGGTTCATCAGGGAGATATCAGAACCTGCTTGGCGCTCGGCCATTTGTGCGCCGAACTCTTGTGAACGCATGGCCTGATCTTCAGCAAGCTGTGCCATAGGGTCGGCGGCACGGCGAACCAGGCTCATTTGCAAGTCTTGGTACTGCGGATCGTATCGTTGGCGATTTGCGAGTAGTTGGTTCTGTAAAGCAGGGTCAGACATCGCATTTACATAATCGCGAGCAGATTTTCCTACATCGAACTTTTCTAAGGCAGGTGCATCCTTACCCCCGCCAAATAACCTATTTATAAAATATGATTTTACGCCTGAAGAATTTACAGGGACACCCGCACCACCGAGTTTCTTTAGGATCTCGGCTTCCTTTTTATTTATGTATGCGACTTCCTCGCCTTCGGGAGCCTGACTGTTTAAAAGTTTTGCGGCTTCTCTTAATGGATCTTTATTCATGTCGATTAAGTTTTAATGATGTAATTTAAAATGATGGTGGGCTGGACATTGTTGTGCGCTCCGCCTCCTCCTGTTGAACCTGTGGCTGAACTTTGTGATCCAAGTTGAGCGTTACCTCCTGATCCTGATGCACCCAAACCAGTATGTGCATTATAAGTATGTGTATGTGCGGGTATCTCAGCTACTGTAAGGGTGTGTGTTTCTGCCCCACCTGTTGCACCGAGAGTATCTCCATTTAATCCACCTGTTTGGTTAGTTAATCGATTAGCAGATGTGCCTCCCATATCGTCCTGACCGGCGATTACTCGGCCTCGAAGATCGGGGATATTAAATGTGGTGGAACCATCTCCTACGCCGTAGGTCGTTCCTACTATGCCAAATAAATCAGAGTAGGTTGTTCTGCTTACAGCCGCACCGTCACAAAGTAGATAACCTGTTGGTGCCGCTGTTCCAGCATAAGGCATAAGGGATGCAGTCGGCATAAGCACACTTACGGCCGCACTATCGAGCTTGTCCGCTGTCACCGCCCCGTCTTTTATGTGGTTGGTATCGACTGCTCTGTTAGCGTCTACAGATGCATCGGAAGAAAGTTGGTTTGTTCCAATTCCATTGCTTGGTACTTTTAAGTATCCGCCTGTGGCATCGACTTCTATCGTTGAGCCGTCTGCGGTTTGGTTAGCGCCTGTGCGAAATGTCGCAAGATTTGCAATGTCCTGTAACTTAGTTGATGTTACCTGGTCGCCCGATGCGAAACTCTGTCCTGTTTGTAATACTGCCATAATATTATTCTCCTATGAAATTGATGTGGTGGATCGATTGCTGATTCTAGCGTCTACTTTGGTAGCCCGAAGGTATGGACGGCCTATGGATGGTTTAAAGTCTGCCTGTATACCAAACCCCTTCTTGTTTACTCTAAGGCGTAGGGATGCTTCCTCTGAATCAGGCAAGGTATCACCTAGCAGGCTGGAGATAGCTGTGCTTGTGCTTACCGAGTCGGGATCTTCGGTGACGAATTGGATGTCACCATCAGTCTGCGAACTGTTTGATTTTACATGAAACTCCGCACGACTGAATGTTTTACGATCCATAGATTCAGCATCGTATTGGCGGGTGGTTAGCTGACTAATCACAGGGATAGTTGAGGATGATGACTGTCCAGCAGTAATCGAAACCACATCGCCTCCTTCATTGCCATCGATCTTATGCACCCCGCCCTCCTCGGTAGTAAGATACAAAGCATTCTGCGCTCCTTCACGAGCGACAAGTAAATCGCGAATGGCGAAGTCTTCGGAGTTTACTGAGTCAATACTCTCAAATCCACCATTAATAAAATTGTAAACCAATATGGTGTTGAGCTTAGTCGCGTTTCCAGCACCAGGTGCTGAGTCTAAGGGAACGGCCAACCAATAACGGGAGTTGAAATATACGCCTGTGGAAAGGTAGGCGTAATCTTGATTGATCCGATCTATAAATGGTTGAATGGTTTCAGACAATGGTGTACCTGTACCACGGAGATTATACTCATCAAGGAATTGAATTTGATATATCCCTTGATCTGATAAGAACATTATTTGATTCGCTACCTGAACAATTGACTTCCTTGCTGATGCTCCGATCTCTGTGGTCACCACATTGGTGGATACATCGGAAAGAGATCCACTCACGCCTGTCATTAGGTGGATGGATTTGCGGTTAAAAACTACAATCGAATCTTGGGTAAATCCTTTCAGTCCCACCAGGTAATCACTCTGCCCGGCACTCGCTCGGAACTGATTACCGATCCTGTCATATGTATCGCCATCAAAAATATCCGAGGCGATTAACTCGTCCCGAATATTTCGGTCCTGTGGAGATACATCCGAAGAGTACCAATAAGGAACCCAAAGTCTACGCTGGTGAAATTCTCCCCAGGGAGCAGATGGCATATGGATAAATCCTTTACCGATTGCCAACTGCTTGGACACGGTTACCGATTTACCCGTCACATCCTCCACGCCTAAGTTAAAGGTGAATTGAGTATTGCTAGGTGTGGATGTAACAACTACCTCTTTGCCGAGATATAAATCAATCGGTGTAGTGGCATCACGAATAACTAACTGATCACCCTCGGTTAAATTATGCCCCGATGGTATGTTCATTGTAACCACGCCATCGGTTGTGCTTACATTAGAATCAGTTAAATAAACAGGTGCTGTATAAGTACCATTTGATACCCTCGTGAAATCATCAAAGTATTCTACCGATGCTCCTGATACATTAAATGTAGCAGTTTGAGAGTTTGCCATCTCCACGGTGAACTGTGTGGCAGTTGGAGCAGATACTATTTGATAGCAATCGTTTGGATTGTTTGTCCAATTACCCAGGTTAGTCAGCGTGACAAAGTCACCTACTACGCGACCATGATTTGCTGATGTATTTACGGTAATCACCTGACCCGATTGGGAGGCAGAGGATATCCCGATTTGATTAAGTGATGGGCTTGCAGATAGTGCGGTCTTACCTTCGCGGAAGATAAACATCTTATCAAATCCCTGAGACATACCTACAGGAGCATCCACCGTCTCGCCACCACCCTCGTATCGGCATTTAAATAGGGCTGTGTCTTTCAGCCGGACAATTACGCAAACATTATTGGTGGCGGAAAAAATAAAGTCATCCGAGTTAGATGAGGCATCGCTATAAACCGCTGATCCATAAACCGCGTTCACCCCATCATCGTTTAAGGTGAAATTTAGTTCTGTGACGATTGTATTCCCAACCGTACAAACGGATGTATTGCTTGCGGACTCATCCTGTACTGAAAATGTTGCATCACTCCCAGCATTGGCGAAAGTTAAGGTCTTTGTGGTGAAGTTTACAGTCGATAATGCATGAGTGCCGTCTACGGACGCATCAATATTTTTTACCGTTATATTATCACCTGGGATGAAGGATAAGCTAGGAGTGCTATTAAGAACTATTGAAACCACTCCCGATGAGCGGGATGCGGATTGCACGATGTAGGGAAGCAGAATTGAGTCTGCCCCCGATGTGATCGACCCAAAGAGTGTGGATAAGCCTTTGCGGGGTTGCCATGTGCCATCATCATTCATCCGCCCATTCTTCGATAGGGCAACCTCTCCAGGCTTTAACTGGTTTGGGCGCAGACGCGCATTCATCCGCAGAAAGAAGGTGTCCCCTTCTGTCACGAATGGATCGTCTAGTTTGCCGTAACTGCGGTAGCGACTCATTTCCGCTTAATCTCTTGGTAGAGTTTGATCGACATATAGACGAGAGTCACCGCACCTACTGCGATACCCAGGAAGGAGTCGATGGTGGACAAGCCAAAGGTGGCGGCTGTACCACTCATTCCGGCTACTGAAACGCGGTCGATCATGTTCATTTATCGTCTGCTGGGCGAAGGCCCAAAATAAAATCCGAGGATGCCCATAAGGGCGGTGTGGCCCATATAGGCGAGGTGGCCACTCGATAGCGTGATGGGGTCCTGGCTGGCTGGGTAGCTAATGAGGCCGAAGAGCCATTCTGTTCTGCCCTCGCCATGTGCGTTGGTGATGGAGAGGAACTCTGCCGATGGGAATAGGGTGCAGAACAGGACGCACAAACACAAAGTACCAATGCCCATAAAAGCGATAATTCTACGAGAAAAATCCCGGAACTCATTATTACCTCCTTTAGCCAATTCAGCTTGGAGTTTAAGAAAATTTTCATTTGCGCGACTTTCTCGTGCAAGCTCAAGCTCGTGCTTTTGGCGGCGATTCTCAAATAGCATTCCGAAGCCACCCTTGAGCATCGCTCCAAGAGCCGTAGAACCGCCCCCCGTAAGTAACATAAGAAGTATTTCGCCCATTTCACCAATCTAGTCTGAACCGCAAGCGGTCCACTTCTTTCTCCAGGTATTTTAATCGCTCAAACTGCTGAAAGTCAGAGGTAATTGGAGCGTCTTGCATCTCCACCAAATGATCGAGATCATCTTTTGCTTGTTCTGCAAACTTCTCCAGGTGCATCATGCGGGCAGATAGATCGCCAAGAAGCGTAGACTCGTGCGATACCCGACTCACCTGTAGTTCCATAGCCGCCATGCGGTTTGTAAGCTCAGACCAGCACCACACCGCGGTTGCCACACCCACAATAATCTTTATTGCGAATTGTACATTTACACGGGCAGATGAGGATTCCGATAAGCCCTCTGACTGCTTAGGAGCCATCAGATAGGTTCGTCACTCGTCCACTCAGGACCGCTCAAGATGTTTAGTATCTCTTCGTGATTGTACTCTGTCTTGCCGAGCAGAAAGAATGGTTGTGTACCTTCGTACTTAACGAATGTTTGTGTACCGTCTAGTGAGTATCTAAGCGTGTCGGCAGATGTTTCTTGTACTTGAGAGAAATCAACATTAGCCACTTCTGATGCGTCAATTATTATATATGTTTTCATAATTAGGAAGCTACATCAGCAGTCCTGTCTACTTGTTCCATGTTTGCTGAAGTTGCATCAGCGTTTGAACCTAGTGAATTAGTACCTGATGCTGTATTATCTATTGTCCAATTAGTACCATCCCAAGAATCACCTGAAGCGTCGCCCATTCTCCACCAACCTACAGGATTCAAAGGATTTACATCCACACCAGCGACACCTTCGTTATAAAGTTCTGAAACTTGATTCGCAGATAGCTCGGTATTGTAAATAGAAAACTCGTCAATATGACCGTCTGAATAGTATGAGCTTGCACCAGCAAATCCACCTCCCAAAAAGTTACTATTATTATAAGCACCCAAACTTCCAGCTGTGTATAAAGTCTGTAAAGAATTGTTTATGTATAACTTAAAGCCCGATGTAGTGTCTTGAACGCCCGCAGCTCCGTTACCGCCTGTACTTATATCAACCCCATCAAATGTTAAACAAATATGCCTCCAATTGCCCACCAAATCTGAAGCCACCGTAGCACTATTAGTAGTTAATCTAGGCGTACCTGATCCACTAGTGGATCCCCCAACCCCGAAACTAACTCCGTAATAATTACCAAGACTTTGATTTAAAAAAATAGCAAAACCTTTACCGGTGCCTAAATCTGTTTTAGCCTGAAAAATAACGGGGAAGCTGTTAGCGTATGTATCTAATTTGACCCATCCTGAAAAACTGAATGCAGAAGAAGTGTCAAATAAAGTCTCACTACCTGCGGTTAAATACTCATTAGTTCCGTCTAAATCGAGAGAGTATGTATTAGTTATGTTAGATAAAGATATACCATCACTATTATACCCTCGCCAATTTGTGCCGTCATAAATGATGTAGTTCTTCGTGTCTGTTTCAAAGTAAGCATCACCTGCAGACGGTGAAAGGCTTGCGCGATCAGTTGATGTGGTTGTTGGTATTGTTGTTGGCATGGCTATTAAGAATCGTTGTTGAAGATGTACCAAGCACTACCGTCGTAGATGTAGTAATCGTAGGTATCTGTACCGAATGCGATGTTAACTTCCCCGCTTGGATTGGTAGGTGTGCTTGCTAAGATGTTCGCTTCTGTATTTCGTGTGGTTACATTGAATATATCAACAGCATTTAAGAATGTACCGCTGATGCTTGCTTGCGTGAATCCGCTAGAAGATAATGTAACTCCACTTACCCCACTAGATACGGTAGCTGGATTGGTAAGATTAAATGTAATAACAGTATCTGAGCCTGTGCTTAATGTCTGACCTGCATCTACTGTAAGTACAAGTGTACCTGTTGACTGTGTCCAAGAACCAGCACTACCAAACACAGATGCTCCCGCCCCGCTTAAAGTTAGTGAGCCGTCTGCTGTTTGTGATCCTGTAAGTCCCGTCAAAGTGATCGAAGAACTAGCGGATATATCAGAGTCAGGTTGAACAGTTAAAGTAAGAGTATTGTTCGCATTTATTGCGGTTGAGCCATTCTGCAAAGATGCGGAGAGGAAATCAAATAATAAAGATAGACTCGCAACTTTGTAAGGACTTACCTTGCTAGTAATTGTATTTTCTGCTCTGACGCGATAGTAATAAGTCTGCCCCTCAGTTAATCCGCTATCGGTATATGTGCCATGAGTGGATTGGTTGGCGAGTAATGTGTATGTCACCCCATCCGTGCTTTTCTCTACTCGGTACTGATTAGCCCCTATTATCTCGCCTATAGTATAGCTAATTTCAGTATCCCCCGTTTCGGCTAAACTTAGTGTGGGCGCGGCAAACCCCGAGTCCAGCACCCGCCTAGTTAAGCCTAGACTGAATCCAAGGCTAGGCATTAGACGCTACCTTTGTATAAAATGGCGGCTCCGCTGGTTAATGTAATGCTGGTAAATGGAAGGTTTAATACCTGACCAGCAGAAAAGGTTGTGCCGTCAGAGATTAAATCTGCCGAGTTGTCCAGCTTGCCGGTCAATGCACCAATGACTGTATCCTCGGTGAATTGTGCGGCGATAAAACTGCCGGTGGTTGCGGAGGTTCCGTTTACATAGACGCATCCATTTGCGCCCATCGTATTGAGTATGTTTACGCTAGCTAAACCCATTTTTCTTAGTGGTTAAGTGGTTGACAAAATTGATACTCCAAAGCTGTAGCTCGGGTATGAGTTGATGGTGATTTTGTTTTGTGATTGAAGGCGTTCTGCCCGATCTATTTCTAAAAATAAATATTCCTCGGCTCGGTTTTCTTCCCTGGATGCGGCCTCTGTTTGACCATCTCCACGAAGAAAGTCTGATAGACATCCAGCAGTTATATAATTACTTAAAAAGTCAGGAATGTTTTGCTCGTCCGGACTGTCAGGGCCATAGGTCGGGCGAACTGCTGTGCCTACGATGAATACAGAATCTACAGAACTATCCGCTGGCAGAATTAAATACCCATCCAGTAGTTTGAAATCCAACAAGATAGCGTTCCGATCCGTGTATGGATTCTTGGTCCATACCTGTTGTACATCAATTACATCCAAATCATTGTCGATTCGTACCGCTTTGTCTGCCGTTGGATTAGATGTGGCCGCCACGCTTTTTTCGACAATCTTTTGAAGCTCGGGCCACTTGCATCGATGCCAGGCAGTTTGTGCCCTGGCGTTTACAGACTCCTTAAAGAAAAACTCGTCCACGCTTGTTAAAGACGGCAAACCAGCCGCCATTTGAAAGCGCTTCTTTAATGAGTCAAATGTTGTGGTTCTTGCCATTATTGAACATTGGCGACACTTGGGCTAATAGGTTGCCCACCTGCTTGTATATTGTGCCTTCTGAATTGTGATGGTGCGCGGTATTGCAAAATGTCGTTCCTGTATTGACGGCTTTGCTCTCGTACTAAATCAATCTCCTGGGCGAGCATAGCTTCAGCGTTTTGCTCTTCTGCAAAAGCCTTCTCGGTCTGTCCATCCCCCCGCAAAAATCCTGCATATGCGGAATGTGCTAGGTAATCGAAAAAGAAGTTTGGAACATTTTGCTCGTCCCCAGCTTCATCACCATAATAGCCAGTAGTTGCTGATCCTGAGTTTATTTCGCCCCGCAAATCTTTGCGGTAGGTCACATAGACATTTATTGAATCTAACGCAGTAGGCTCAATGATCTTAACGGATGGGAAACCACCTGAGTCCATCTCGGTAAGAAATGTATATTCATCAGGGTAGCGAGTTGTGGTCGGATCTTCTTTATGAATACGAAAAACTACATTGGCATCATTAGCCAATTTGTTACTCGTTCCATATAT